CACAGTACCTCATAAACCGTACAAATATATTATTAACCCACCTAGTCTTCATCTGTTGTCTCCCGATCCTTGAAGGACACCACGGGATGCCCTGTCCTCTAGCTTGTCTACGTTTATGTTTATAATTTCTTGAAGATTAGTATCAAAGTAATTAGCTATTGCTGTTATGTAAAATACAACATCACCTAATTCATATTTAATTTCCTTTTCATTAATAGTAGCCCCGTCACGAATATGTTTTTTAATTCTTTCAGCTACTTTACCTGCCTTAATTACTAAATTGTGTACATACTCTAGTAGCTTTAACTCAGCCTTTGTAGGTTCTTTACCTTCAACAAAGATATGTTTATGAACCTTCTCAGCTATCTCACCTGCTTCACCCACTAGACCAAGTACATTCTCTACTAACCTGTCCTTGCCCTCAGTTAGTATCTTACCCTCAACAAAAACAGAGTAATCTAAGGCAGAAACATCAAACGTGCCTGTGAAGGCATCAATATCGTCTTGGCTAATCATCCTTCTTCAATCCTTTTCCATTCTTTTATTTCTTCATCTAGGTTTATGTAGTCATCAAAGTTTATAAGACCTTCATCCAGTAAGAACTTAACTACGTACTCTTCTGTTATTTCATTCTCTTCTAGCAGGTGGAGTAGGCCGTAGTTTTCTACTAAGGCTTTTAGTTTAGATTCGAAGTCGAACATTTGTACTCAATCTCCACAGGTTCAGGGCTACGGTTAATTGTGTGGGTGTCTTTGTATGCATCAGAAAAGCTAGAGTAGTACACATCTACCTCTGCCCAAGAGTTATCTGGAAACAAACCAAGACAAATATTATAGCACATTCCATCCTCTTCTTCAAATGGTCCTTCTATAAATTTGTGTATTTTTATTGTTGTCATTTGATCCACTCCTCAGGTATTAGTTTATCAGCATAAAGGAACCCATGTTTGTCACACCACATTCCATAGGTTGTCTTCGATCCTTTGTTGATCTTAGCCCTAGAGTTACTGAATACAAAACGAATGTCAAGTTCTGGATATTGCTTTTTTATGAGTAGGTGTTTCTTTCTGTCTGCTACAACAAACCTACCCTTGCTCTCTATGATGATGCCGTTAGGTAGTTCGAAGTCAGGGGTATATGTCCTGACCTCGTTGATAGCATACTTGATCTTCATCTCTTCATACTTGACTGGCACTGACAGAGACTTGAGTTGTTTAGAGATACGGTCCTCTAGCCCTGATCTGTAGCCGTACTTAACCCCATACTTTTTAGAACTCATTTCGATCCACCTCAAATGCTCTCGGCTCAGAGACTACATCAACCAAGTGAACTGGTCCTGTACTGTACAAGAAGGTACGAGCCTCAGGCCAGCAGATACGATTGAACTCACAGTAATTACAGGAGATAGATAACTTAGTATTAGGGCTAGTCTTTGACTGAGGTATTGGAGGTATACGATCCTCAGGGATAGGGCCATTAACCATCTCTTTTGTTTCCGACATCTCTCGTTCTTTAGTCTTTAACTCTTCCGTAAAGTCATAGACATCTAAGCAGATGTGTCCGTTTACTTTGTCTATAACTAGGAAGGCTCCAGCTGTCTTGTTGGTAACCAGAGGATCATCCTTGGCTGCATACACGTAGGACGATAGCTGAGAGATGTAACCAAAGGGATCATCGTTTCGTAGGTTACCTTCCTTGAACTTCTTGAAGGCAAAGGGAGAGGCTGACTTGACGTCTACAGTCATACCATCAATCACTGCGTCTCGTTGTCCTTTGATACCATGTACATTCAGACGATCCTGTTGGCCTTTAACATCATGACCTGCCGCCATTGCAATCGTTAGTGCTAACTCTTCAATCATGTCTCCAAAGAAGAACTTGAGCAGACCATTGGGCTGTATCTTCTCAGCATCTTTAGTCTGGTTGATCTTGTACCAGAGTTTACGTTTACATGATGTACCTATAGAAGACAGGGACAAATAGCCTCGTGGTTCTTGTGGTTTACTGAACCGTTGGTTTGCTACCAGTGCAATCCCTTGACCCATCATTGAGCCAAGGGTTCCGTCCCAACCACCCTTACCTTCAATCACATTGTACATGTCTTCTACTAATGTTTTAATCTCTTTGGTCATTACTAATCTCCTCTACTAAAATCTAATCTGAACACACCCTCAGGTGAGTGGTAAGCAGTCATCAGGTCAACCCATTGCTGGTAGCTCATAAATATCATCTGATGTTCATTAAGTCTCTCATCAAATTGTCTGAGGTAGATTGTACCGTCATCTACAAGAGCCATCTCAACATCCTCGAACCTGTCCTCTTGGTCTAGTGTAGTAATCACAGAGGCATCAGACTCAAACTCTACTGTGAACATAACAAAGCCTTCCAAGAAACAGGGAACAACTCCTCCATCTTCTCACTGATCTGATCGGCTACTACTCGTGTCTCTAGCTGTGTGTCAGGTGCACATCGTAGCCTACACATGTCAGCCCAAGCATCAACACTACCTGACCAATACCACTCAGTAAGTAGATTAGTAGGCAGTACCATACGTGCTTGTTCCTCACATACACCACGGGCTAACAGATAGGTGTACTGTTTAGCTGCCTCAATACCTGCCTGTTCTATGACGGCATCTAACACACTGTCTTCCATGTCATCCCCACTGCCTTGCTTCTTATCCAAGGATGCTTCCCTTAGTTGAGGCTTGTAGAACTCAGGCTTATCGGAGACATATCTTCTAGAGATTTCATTCCAACGTAGGAACTTATGCTTCACTAGCTGCCTAGCTACAAACACTGGCCCTTTGATTTGGAAGGATGCGAAGCAATGTCCGAAGGGAGAGATGTGATTATGATCAGCAAGGTACTTAATAAGTTTAGCATCCTTGTCCTTCAACACAGGTGGACCCCACACATCACTGGTATCCATCTCAGATGTCTTTCCAAAACTTACTCGTGCTGCGTTAGCAACTGACAGGTCCGTACCCATGTGATCAATGTAAGTTACTATACTCATTGTACCCACTCTACTCCTATACACTCTAAAGTTTGGCTCTTATCACTGACCAGTACACTTGCATGTTTCAACTGTGCTTTACACAAAGTCTCGTTGGCATGTGTGCTGAGGTGGTGGTAACGAACACCCTGTTCTGGGATAACTATGAACCAGATTAGTAAGAAGATCATCTTTTCTTTTCCTTCTGTGGGTGGACACCCCATTATGGGATGCCCTTTGTTTGTTAGTTACCAGACCATATCTTTCTCTGCTTGTTCATAAGGTACATGATCAACCACGGCTACCCCTTCAAGACGTACAGACGGATCATAGGAGCCGCCTGAGTAGATAGAGACCTTGACTGTAACCTTAGTACCATTACCTAGAGCACCATCAACATCGAAGTCCCAAGGTTTTGCTCCTCGTCCTTCAGTCCAGTTAAGAACCTTAGGTGGTCCACCAAATGCTTCGATGCCTGATTTGTGTTTGTGATGACGTTTAAGTTTCATACCTGTACGTCCACCAGCAAAGTCAAATTCTTTTACCATCTTATGGTTGTTCGATACTTCTGGAAAGCCAGCCGCCATGAGCTTACCTAATTCATCCTTATCATTTGGAATGAATACACAGTTGTACTCACCCTCTGTAACCTTATGACGTTCCAGTTCATTATCCATGTTCTGAGGGAACACACGGGGATAATATACTTCACCAGTTGCTTCGACGTATTTACTTTTAGACATGCTATTCTCCTATGCTGTCTGTTTGTGGGTGTTAATCTTGTACAATAAAAGTCAGTGAGTGTCAAGCCAACTTCGTCCTATATCTGTTGATCCAGCTAGAGGACACATGATACCTAACTCAAGTCCGACACTCTCAATGGACTTGCGTTGTATTGCACCTAGTCTCTCAGCCTGATCCTTGGAGCCAAACACTTCTGTCTGCCACTCATCATGGGGCCAAGTTACTAACTTAAAGTTAATCCTTTCTTTGTTTGCCATACCTATCCATTTACGTGTGGCATGTTTCATTATGGTAGACTCACCGTTCTGTAGCATACCTGCCAGTGTCTTGTGTTCATTAGGAACCTTGACCTTCCGTCCGTCATAACCACGGAAGTACCCTCGTTCTGCAATGGCAGGGACTACAGACTTCTTTAGTTTCTTCAGACCTGAGATACTTTCCATGAAGTTGTTGACGGCTGCGTTAGCCTGTCTCATATCTGTCTTTAGTATCTGGCTGATTTTGCCTGTACCTGCACCTAGCAGGAAGGCATAGATGAATGTCTTTGCCATGTCCCTTGTGATGTGGGATAGACCAAGAGCTTTGCGATTAAGATTGTGTATGTCTGTTTCATTCTCCTTCTTACCTGTAATGATAGCATCTATATACTCTTGGCTCTCCATCAGGTCAGCCAATATTCTTAGTTGGATACCCTCAGCATCTGTACCCACTAGGTAGTTACCTTCCTCAACCATCCACAGACCACGTAATGGACCATCGTACTTAGCCTTCACCTTCTCTACATCAGTCTTGGGTGTGCCGTGGAACTGTGCTGGGATATTAGCTTGGTTAGGGGCTGAGTGTGATAACCTTCCTGTCCATGCACCAATGTGTGTGAACCTACCGTGGATACGTCCGTCCTCTGCTACACAACCTAGCCACTCCATCAGGCTAGACCTGCGGCCCTCAAGTGTAAGCCACTCAGCTAACGCCTTAGCCCCTGATGGTGCATCACTAGGTAAAGTGTTGAGGTTAGTCTCATTGCACATCCATCCGTAGAACTTAAACTTCTGTTCTCTCTCAGGATCATTCTCTCCATCACGTTCAAAGGCTATGTGTCCCTTGGTCTTATCAACAGGTGACCAGCCAGCTTCCCATAGTCTTTCAATGCGGTGCTTGGTTGATGATGGTTTGAATGGTACATAACTGTAGCACAGTAGTTCTTCACCATCCTTCTTAGTCTTCTCGTACTTCTCCAGTGCATCAGTCACATTCTTATACAGTGAACCATCAGCCTTCAGTCTATACTTAATACGGTTGACCTCGGTAAGTACTGGTGGGAAGTCATGTTGGAACTGTATTTCTAGTTGATCCATGCGTGTGAGTATCTCACCTAAGAACTCTTCAGCCTTGTCTTCATCAAACTTAAAACCATTAGTCTTCATGTCTTCACATGTGATCTGTATGTCATGTTCAAGACGTAACGATCTAGCCCATGACTTATCAAAGATAACTGACTTGAACTTGTTGAACAGTCTAACTGTAACCTCTACGTCATTGACGCAGTAGTCAATCATCTCCTGTGTCAGTCCACCTTCGAAGTCTTTGAAGTTACCCTTGTACAGTCCAAGACGTTTACCCCATGCATCAAGGGAGTGACCACCTTGGATGTTATAGTCTAACATACGGGAGACCACAAGGGTATCGACTACATCCTGAGGCTTGATGGTGTGTCCAAGTATACGGTTGAGGACAGGCACATCGAAGCCAATGCCGTTATGGAATACAAACTTATCATATCCAGAGCAGTAGTCCTTGAACCGTGTAGCCTCATCTGGGTCACTGTCGAGGTGCTTGAACACCTCAACTACCTTTGTGTTAACATCCTTGGCTACAACAACCCAGATGTGGGTAGCAGATAGGCTGTCAGTCTCTATGTCCATTGCTGTTATCTTCATCATGCGAACCTATCGAACTTCTCTTTGAGGGTGAAGCTATCTGAATCAAATGATAGTGACCCTGCATGTCCTGTTGTACCAGCTGGTCTGTTCTTGGTGACCAGTAGCTTTGTAGTGTTACGATCCTCATCATCCTCAGACATCTTGTCACGTTCAAGTTTGACTACAACACTAGCCCTCTTACCAATGGTCCGACAGTCCCTGATTTGTCCGTCATCATTCTCGTGGGCAATGGTAACGATACCTACATTCAACTCAGCTGACATGCGAGACAGCTGCACTGACAGGGCAGACAGCCACTTCTCAATACTCTCATCTGTCTGTCTTGAGTAAGCCAAGTCTTGAATAGGTTCAAAGAATACATACTTCACACCACATGCCTGACTGAAGTAACGGCTGCCGTTGAGCATCTCCCTTGGGTCTTCGTCTACCCCGATAGTCACCTGGTAGAGGTTCTCCTTCTCAGTCAATTCAATCAAGGCT